TCGGGGGGCGACCGAACATCAGGTGGCTAGGTTGATGGCGGCCCGTCCGGGGTTCCGGGAGTCACTAGGTAGGGCCTTGACGACCGAGCGTCTCAGGGTCGTGGATCGTCCGCAGCGTGATCCTGTTCTGGCCGTCCTGGGGCGGATGGTAGGTCGGGCCTTCGCCCTGGCCGAACGTGCCAGAACCGCCACCCTCTCCCTGGCTGGTTTCGGGTGCGTAACCGCCGGGGTTTGGGTGACGTGGGGGCGAGGCGCTGGTTTGGCCACAGCCGGCGCCAGCCTCCTGATCCTGGAGTTCCTGTCTCGACCCGATCCGAGCCGACGATGAGATCCCCCGTTGGCACTCTGGTGCGGCTGGTGCGCAACCAGGTCCCCATTCCGTATTCGGCTGGTGCGTCGTCTGATGTGATGATCCCCCTGTTCGGCGGCGGAGCTGCCGACATGGAACGGATGATGCAGCAATACGGCGCGGTGGGGACCCTGTTCGCCATCGTACATCGTATCTCGACGTCGGTGGCCGCAGTCGACTGGCACCTGTATCGGAAGTCGACCGACCGCAGACGCCGGTACGGCCCAGTCGAAGACAACCGGACCGAGGTCGTGTCGCACGCCGCACTCGACCTATGGAACCAGCCGAACCCGTATTACACTCGGCAGGAGCTGGTCGAGAGCACCCAGCAGCATAACGACCTAACCGGCGAGGGATGGTGGGTGATCGGTCGGTCGGCTAACGGATCCGACCTCATGCGGTCGATCCCGCTGTCCCTATGGTGCGTCCGTCCCGACCGGATGACCCCCGTCCCCCACCCGACCGAGTTCCTATCTGGGTATGTGTATACCAGCCCGAACGGCGTCAAGGTCCCACTGGAGCTGGATGAGGTAATCCAGATCCGGATGCCGAACCCGCTCGACCCCTACCGTGGCCTCGGCCCTGTCCAGTCTATCCTAACCGACCTGGACGCCACGCGCTACTCGGCCGAATGGAACCGGGCGTTCTTCGTCAACAGCGCCGAACCGGGCGGCATTATCGAGGTGCCAACCACGCTGTCTGATACCGAGTTCGAGACCCTCCGCACCAGGTGGAACGAACAACATAAGGGGATCGCCCGTGCCCATCGGGTAGCGATCCTGGAACAAGGCAAGTGGGTCGACCGGAAGCTGACCCAACGGGATATGCAGTTCACCCAGCTCCGGGAGGTCAGCCGCGACGTCATCCGCGAGGCATTCGGCTTCCCCAAGGCGATGCTCGGAGTGTCTGACGACGTAAACCGCGCAGTCGCTGAGGCGCAGGAGGTCGTGTTCGCCCGGTGGCTCGTGGTCCCCCGCCTGGAGCGCATCAAGGGCGCGCTCAACAACGACCTGCTGCCCCTGTTCGGCGACACCGCGACCGGCCTGGAGTTCGACTACGACAACCCGGTCCCTGAGGACAAGGTAGCCGAGACGGACGACCTGGTTAAGCGGGTCACCCTCGTGTTGGACATGCTCCAGCGGGGGGTTGACCCAGCAGCCGCCTGGGAGCTGGTTGGTCTACCCCAACTCGACATGGCGCTTCCGCCACCCCCCCTACCGGGCAGCAGCTCCGATTCGCCTCCCCACATCCCACCGCCGGAGGGGGAGGGTGGCTCGCCCAGGGGGGTGTTCTGATTGCCCTTCGGGCCTGAATGTGAATACGAGGACATGGCGGACTGCATCGCCAGGAACAAGGACAAAGACGATCCGGCAGCCTGGTGCGCTCAGGTCATGAGAGAGACAGAAGGGCACTGCGACATGGCGAGGGCACTGAAGCGGCCCCCCGCAGCCGAGAGGATGGCAACCATCCAGGCTCGGGATCGGGGTAGGGCACGGAGCTGGTACCGGCTCCAGGCCAAGAAGGACGACACCGCCGAGCTATGGATCTACGACGAGATCAGTTGGTGGGGGATCTCGGCGCAGGACCTGGTAGACGAGCTGCGCGAGATCACCGCCAACCAGATCGACGTCCATATCAACAGCCCGGGTGGGGACGTGTTCGACGGCATCGCGATCTACACCGCGCTGAAGGAACACGACGCCGACGTTCATGTCCGGATCGACGCGCTGGCGGCATCCATCGCCAGCGTGATCGCCATGGCAGGTGACCGGATCAGCATCACCAAACCAGGGTCGATGATGATCCATGACGCGTGGGGGCTGGCGATCGGCAACGCCAGTGACATGAGGACCATGGCGGCGGTCCTCGACTCCCAGTCGGACATCATCGCGCAGGTATACGCCGACCGCGCCGGGGGGACCAGGCAGGAATGGCGCGACCGGATGAAGGACGACCTGTGGCTCAACTCGCAGGAGGCACTTGACCTTGGGCTGGTAGACGAGATCCGGGGGGAGGAGGCGACCGAGGAGGGCACCGCTGCGATGGCGCGGTGGGACTTGTCGGTGTTCAACCGCGCCAGCGAGCCGATGTCGCCACCTCCCCCCACCCCCGACCCTGACCCCGCGTGGGCGCCTTCCCCCGCCTTCGACCCTGACGTCGATGTCACGTGGGACGACCTGCCGGACGCGATGTTCAGCGGCCTGAGCGAGGTTGTCCATGGGGCGGCGGAGGATCCGTTCGAGTACGACGCCGAGATCATGAAGGAGGCAATCAGGGAACGCGCGTTCAACGCGCCAGCGGAGCCCAAGGTCGAACCCCGGGTAGTCACCGAGGCCCCCGCTACGATCAGCTTGGAGGAGCTAGGTACCCTACTCTGGGAGGGGCTACGGTGAGTAACACCGCAGTTGACGTTGAAGTGACGATCCCCGATACGCCAGCGGGTCTGGAAGAGATGCTTGCCGACCCCAAGAAGATGAAGGCGCTCTTCGCCCAGCAAGGCAAGTTCGGCGACTTCATCCGGGCGTATGCCAAGACCGTCCTGGACAAGGACCAGGAGATCGCGACCCAGGTCAAGACCGAAGTCCAGCGGGTCATGGCGTCGTGGCTCAAGGAGCAGAAGGAGACCGAGGGCGTCGTCCCGATCGACCTCGGATACCGCAACCCGCATGAGGTCGTGTCCAAGGCGACCGCCAAGGCGGGGCTGTACAACCCCCGTGCGATGGGGGCGTCGATCGACAAGGAGTTCGACGGCGCCGCGTCGTACTTCAAGGCCATCTGGCACCGGATGGACGGCAACCGGGATGCCAAGGCGCAGGCCCAGATCAGCCGCATCCGGAACGCGTTCAGCTCGACGGTCCCCAGCGAGGGCGGGTTCCTCATCCCGGAGCAGCTTCGGTCGGAGCTGCTGCGGGTCAGCCTGGAGACCAGCATCGTCAGGCCGCGCGCTCGCGTGATCCCCATGGAGACGCTGCGGGTCCCGTTCCCGGCGATCGACTCGACTAGCAACGCCAGCTCGGTCTACGGCGGCATCGTCGCCTACTGGACCGAGGAGGGGGCGGCGCTTACCGCGTCGCAGCCCAGCTTCGGCCGGATCGTGTTGGAGGCCAAGAAGCTCACGGCCTACACCGAGGCGCCCAACGAGATGATCGCGGACTCGATCATGTCGTTCGAGGCGCTGATCAACGACATCTTCCCCGAGGCGCTCGGGTTCTACGAGGACGCCGCTTTCATCAGCGGCACGGGAGTCGGCGAGCCGCTCGGGTTCCTCAACGCCCCGTCGGTGATCTCGGTTTCCAAGGAGAGCGCCCAGGCCGCTGCGACGATCGTCTGGGAGAACGTCATCAAGATGTTCGCCCGGATGCTTCCGCAGTCGCTCAACCGCGCCGTCTGGGTCGTGTCGCCCGACACGTTCCCCGAGCTGGCGACCATGGCGCTCACGGTCGGCACCGGGGGCGGTCCCGTCTGGCTCAGCAACGGAGCAGACGGCCCGCCCATGACGATCCTCGGTCGTCCGGTCATCATCAGCGAGAAGGTGCCGCTGCTCGGCACCGTGGGCGACATCAACTTCGTCGACTTCGGGATGTACCTCATCGGCGACCGTCAGGTCATGTCGGCATCCAGCAGCCCCCACTACAAGTTCGGCAACGACGTGACGGCGTACCGGATCATCGAGCGGGTCGACGGTCGGCCGTGGCTCAACTCGGCGATCACCCCCAAGAACGCGGGTCCGACCCTCAGCCCGTTCGTCTCCCTGGCTACCCGCGCCTGACCCTAGACGCGGAGTAGCCAGCCAACCCCCGCCGGGCATTGACCCCCCCGGCGGGGGTCTACCCCGAGGCAGTAACGCCCCTCGGGAGAAAGGCAGGACCGAATGGACGCCCTTGGGCGCGTGTTCAACGTCCTCCCTGTCGCAGACGACGTGTATGTCCCCCTCCGCGACGCGGGGGCGGTCACGTTCGTCTGCGTCAACACCTCCGGCGAT